TTTTACACGCTGGCAACCTCATTATGCTGATTACAATTTTGAACAGGACGGAGTCATCACAGCCAGCATTGCATTTGGTAACACTTGCAATCTCACATGTGTCACGTGCAGTCCCTACAGTAGCAGTCGTTGGCGACACGAGTACCAAACCATCTATCTCAAGGACATAAAGAATTTTCATTTTTACAAAGACGATTTTGTACAAGACTTTGTACAATCAGCCCCGCAACTGATACACATTGACATTCCTGGCGGAGAGCCTTTCCTTAGTGGGGTGGCAGAACAAAAAGCATTGTTACAGCATTATATAGATACCAATCAAGCCAACAACATCACTCTGCACTACACCACTAATGTGACAGTATGGCCAGAATCTGCATGGTGGAACTTGTGGCAACACTTCAAAGAAATTGACATGCAGTTGAGTATTGATGGTGTGGGTGCCCGCTACAATTACATTCGATATCCGGGTGATTGGAATCAGATACAGCCCAATATTCAGCAATATCTGGGGTGCCAAAAGTTACCTAATTTCCGTCTCAGTGTGAGTCACACTGTGAGTGCATACAACATCTATTACCTTGACGAATTCTTTTCTTGGTGTTATAATACAGGACTGCCTACTCCTTGGTTGGGTCGTGTACACAATCCCCCACACATGACTCCCACAGTGTGGTGTGGACATGCTCGACAAACAATAGTAGCCAAATTACGATCCAGTCAACATGCCGAGGTACAAACTTGGGCAGGCTTGATTGAAAACGCTGACGACAGTGAACATGTTGCAGACTTCAAACGCTACTTGCATGAACACGATCACTACCGTGAACTAAATTTTAAACAGGTATTCCCTGAACTGGCCCAATACATATGAAACGATGCACCATACAAATACGTGACGAAGTAAACATCAAGATTGAAGGCCTGGACTTGGATGCTCGCAAGGCTCTTGTGAATGCTTTCAAGTACGAAAATCCTGCCGCACGTTATTTGCCAGCGGTGCGACTGGGACGCTGGGATGGCAAAGTAGCATACTTTCAACTGGGTGGATCAACTTATGTGAACCTATTGCCTGAGATCATGCCCATATTGGAACGGCTTGACTATGATGTTGAATTGGACGACCAGCGTGACTACTCAACTACATTCAACTTTAAGCAAGTAACAGAAACATCATTTGCACATGTGACCTGGCCCAAGGGGCATCCTGCTGTGGGGCAACCCATAATGATGCGTGACTACCAGGTGGAGATTGTGAACAACTTCTTGTCCAATCCGCAGTGCATACAGGAAGTGGCTACGGGTGCAGGTAAAACAATTATGACAGCGGCCTTGAGCAATGCTGTCACACCTTATGGACGCTCAATCGTTATTGTGCCCAACAAGAGTTTGGTCACACAAACCGAAGCAGACTATATCAACATGGAGCAAGATGTTGGTGTGTACTTTGGCGATCGTAAAGAATACGGACGCCAACACACCATTTGCACATGGCAGAGTCTAAACAATCTCTTGAAGAATACCAAGGCAGGCATAGGCGACTGCACCATTGGTGAGTTTCTTGAAGATGTTGTGTGTGTTATTGTGGATGAAGTACACATGGCCAAAGCAGATGCACTCAAAACCTTGTTAACCGGTGTCATGGCTCGAGTGCCAATTCGCTGGGGCCTGACCGGAACTGTGCCCAAAGAAAAGTTTGAAAGCCAAGCACTGTTAGTTAGCCTAGGTCCTGTTATTGGAAAACTCAGTGCCAGCGAATTACAGCAACAAGGTGTGCTGGCCAACTGCCATGTGAACATTGTGCAGTTGATTGATCACGTGGAGTACAAGGACTATCAAAGCGAACTCAAATACTTGTTGGAAGAATCAGGAAGACTGGACACCATGGCTGATCTTGTGCGCCGTGTAAACGAAACAGGTAATACCCTGGTCTTGGTAGATCGCACCGAGTGTGGTAGGCAACTGGTTGCACGGCTGGGAGACAAGGCTGTGTTTGTTTCAGGTGCCACAAAAGGCACAAAGAGACAAGCCGAATATGATGAGGTAGCAGATGCAGTTGATAAAATCATCGTGGCCACTTATGGTGTGGCAGCGGTTGGTATCAATATACCTCGAATTTTCAACCTTGTTCTTGTGGAGCCTGGTAAGAGTTTTGTGCGTGTCATTCAGTCAATCGGTCGTGGCATACGCAAAGCAGAAGACAAAGACCACGTACAAATCTGGGACATAACATCAACTTGTAAATTTGCCAAGCGCCATTTGACCAAGCGCAAACAGTTCTACAAGGAAGCCAACTACCCCTTTACACAAGAGAAACTGGAATGGATGCAAATAAAATAAAAATAGCTGTGTGTGGCGATAGCTTTTGCACAGCCTGCACTGAAGATTTGGTCAAAACAGGCGCAGGAAATCGTGCCCACTTTAGTCAGATGTTGGAAGATGAGTATCACTATGAAGTATTGCACCTGGCTCACGGTGGATTCAGCAACACAGCCATTGCATTTCAAATACAAGAAGCTGTGAATCAACAAGTGGATGTGATTGTGTACAATCAAACATGGTCGTCAAGATTTGAATTTTTAAGATCAGGGTTTGATGACCACCGCGGTTTAAAAAATTTTTGTTATAGTAATATACATCATCCATCCACACATGGCAACTTGGTTGGGCACCAGGACGCTTCTGTGTTGTCCACTGTGTGGCAAGGCGCAGAACAAAATCCTTTGTTGAGTCAAGAACAAGTGTTGGCATTAAAATTGCGTATCAAATACATGTTTGACGAAGGCCTGCAACAGGTTATTGATGGGTGGTTGTTAGATTACTGGCACAAACGCACGATAGAGCAGGGCATTTTACCAATAAAATTCAATGATCAAGCAATAGGTGCAGTGGCCTATGAATTCAGTAGAGCCAACATCAACTACGATACTCCATTCCATACAGATCGAGCCACACAAGAAATCATTGCTGCCAATATTGATCGGTATATCAAGGACAAACTAAATGGGCACCATATTTAAAGAAATACAAAATTTTATCAAACCAAGTTCGGGTGTGTTTGTAGAAATTGGGTCAGAACGTGGCGAAGGCAGCACACGTGAATTGAACAGACTGGCCAAGCTGCATGGCACCAAGTTGATCAGTGTGGATATTTCTCCCTCGGCAAAAAACAGATACCAAACAGAATTGCCTGATGTGGAATTCGTTGTGTCCCCGGGCAGTGTGTGGGCTCGAGAGTTTGGTAGCCTACCCACAGATATTTCGTGTCTGTACTTGGATAACTTTGATTACATCTGGGACATAAATGACATACGTCCGGCTATACAAAGGCAAATGGAAGAATACAACAGTCGCGGGCAAGTCATGAACAACCAGGCCTGTCAAACAGAACACATGGCACAGATCATTGCACTGCGTAGTTGTATCAATCACCATACCACAATAGTCATGGATGACACTTACTGCATCAACGACTGTTGGATTGGTAAATGCGGACCTGTTGTGGTTTATCTAAAAGCACAAGGCTGGCAAGTGGTGCACCAAACATTAGATTGCGGTGTAATCATGCAATATATTTGACAAAAACATCAAGTACCTGTATAATAAACACATGAGAATACTAACCCTAGACAACATTCATTACGACCTAGATCATTTGCCCGAAGAAGTAGATGACATGCGGTTTGCTATCTTAGACAATTCAAATCCACAAGAACCAGACTATCATTTTATTCCGCTAATCTTTTTAGAAAGTTTCAATGCACCTGCCCTGGTGCTACGCATTGGCGAGAACACTATAAAGATGCCCATGGACTGGCAGATCCTCATTGGTGAACCAGAAGTAGGCGACTTAGAAGTGTTACCATTGACGTCTATAAATGATCGTGGCTTCCGAGTGTTTCAATTCAATCCACTTACCAGCTTCCGTCCGTCATTTCCAGACATTGAAATACTAGATGTGTATCACGAAGTATCGTGGTATGCACCCAAACTAAAGAATGGACAATTACTCTCTGTGCCGTTAAACGATGATCCAGATCCAGACTGCGTGTACTTTGTGAAAGACATCAGTCGCAACTGTGAGATAGTAGACTACAACAAGGCGTGGTAATATGGCATATACCGAACCCGAAATATTTGAAATAGTTAATCGTTTGGCCAAGATTTATTTGGAAAGTCACCCAGAAGATCAGGAAGGCTTAGAAAGATTCCTGCGCTGGGCGCATGCTCAATATGGTTACAAGTATGGGAACTCTTAAACCAGGTGCCACTTATGTATATGAGCGTGTGGGCAATACAGTGTATGCTCGTGAGTCAGGTGCTGATCCCAGTACCAGACAACCTGTTGGTTGGAATTATGATCCAGTGAGTGGTCATCAAATTGACTATACCAAACAAACGCCAACCAGAGATACCATGTGGGAAGGCTTGATGGAAGATAAAATGTGGGGCGACATACGGCGACTGGCCAAGACCAATCCTGCTTTACAAGACGCCTTGGAACGTGCTATAGTAGTATACAAACTAATCAAAGTAAACAAGTGAGCGACAAACTGAACATTGCCAACGAGATGCGACAACTGGATCGCAAGAACAGAAACTTTTACAGCGAACTCACCGACGAGGAACGCAAGAAGTTCTCCAACTACCTCATGATTCGTTGGGCCAGTTGTGTAGAAGGCTCAAGAGAAATGCAAGAGTTTTATTTGATTGCTACCAATGAACGATTGAACAAACACTTTTTCAACATCAACCGACACCCTGAACTGCAATGGCTGTGTGCTACCACAGTGAGTCCAGACATGGGCACACCCAGACACAACTGGATTTCGCCCAAGAAAAAAGAAACAGGTGCAGGTGCAAGTGCCGTCAAAAAGCAACTAGCAGAGTTATTTCCCACCTACAAAGAAGATGAAATAGCCATGCTGGCCTCAATGACCACAAAGAAAGAACTTGATCAATACATCCGAGACCATGGCCGAGACACTAAGTGAACTAACCTGCGGCTACTGCAAGAAAACATTTCGTCGTGCAGAAAGTCTTGTGGTTCACTTGTGCGAACCCAAACGCCGTAGGTCGGAACGATCAGAACGTGGTGTAGAACTGGGCTTTCAATCCTACTTGCGGTTCTATGAGATTGCACAAGGTTCAGCCCGGCTCAAAACATTTGATGACTTTGCAGATTCACCTTACTATCGAGCATTTGTAAAGTTTGGTAGATATTGCCACAACACCCGAGCAATTAATCCTGCACAGTTTACAGCCTGGTTGCTGAAACACAATAAGAAAATTGACAACTGGGGTAGTGACAAAATCTACACTGAATACTTGCTGGACTATTTGAAAGTGGAAGCAGTGGCAGATGCACTTGCTCGAGCAGTGGAGTTTGGCATAGACTGGAGTGAGAAACACTCGGCACCTCCACATGATTGTTTGCGTTATGGCAGTGCGCATGCCATGTGCCATGCTGTGACTACAGGACGTATCAGTCCTTGGGTGATATACAACTCAGAGTCGGGGCAAAAATTCCTGTGCGAACTCACAGCCGACCAGGTGAGCATGATATGGCCTTATATAGACAGTGATGTATGGCAGAAAAAGTTTTCAGACTATGCCGCAGATGCTGAATACGCAAAACTAATATTGAAACAAGCAGGATGGTAATATGATCAACTCAATAATGTCCATGGGCAAACATGTCATAGTAGGTGGTGGCAACAGTGCCAGCAACTACATCAACACTGGTGCTGGCATGATGGGTGTGGGTGACCTACGATTCAACACCAGCACTCAGCAGATTGAATTTTATAACGGGCAGAATTGGCAAACATTTATTATGGCACAGGCCACGGTGGGACTTACCGGCACAGCCGAAACAGCCATTGACTGGGCACTAGACAAAATACAACAAGAAAAAGAAGTCCGGGCTATGGCTGAACAGTATCCTGCTGTGGCCGATGCCTTGGGTGCTGTTCGTGAAGCTGAGCAGCAATTAAAAATGGTTGTGGCATTGTGTACAGTATGAGTGCAGACATTGACATTGACGTTCCAGATCGTAGTCGAATACTAGAACTGATTCGTCACACACCTGCTAGACAGGTTGTGGATGGTCGGCCACGTCGTCATAATTCTGGTATCTACATCACAGACATTCCGCAGGATCTAGAACATGGCTGTGCTGCCATTGATTATGAGTTGGCAGAACAGCGTGGATACTTCAAAATTGACTTGTTGAACATGAGTGTGTATCAGTTGATCCAAGATCCTGCACACTACGAAGCCATGTTGTCAGCAACACCTCCATGGTCAAGACTATGGACAGACCGACCCTGGGCCTCTCAGTTGGTTCACGTGGGCAACTACGTGGATTTAATGGTCTCAATGCAACCTGACTCGATACCCAGGATGGCTGCTTTTATTTCAATCATTAGACCGGGCAAAGCACACCTACAGCGAAAGCCATGGGATCAAGTGTTTGCAGAAGTGTGGGACGGAGATGAATCGCGTGGTTATACGTTCAAAAAGTCGCATGCAATTTCCTATGCAGCCTTGGTGGTCCTGCACATGAACTTACTCAATACGGCGAACTAGTGTAATTGATTTTCGCTTGCTCTTTTTACGAGCAATGTCTATCAAACTGCAAACAGGACCATGCAAAATTTCAAGATCTTTGTTTGAGAATGTGCGTAGTGTAAAACGGAATTGATCCCAGTCTCCACGCAAGAATATATTGATGGGTATGCTGCGATTGCTTTCCCACCACCAAGTGTTGGCTAACTCTAGGAATTCTAGTTTATCATCTTGTGTGAGCACAGCACCAAAGTCGTAGATGGTTGTGACAGCATCGTCTCTGTTTTGAACTATTCCAATGTACTCATTGCTGGCGTAAACGCAAAGAGTTATAAAGGGGTATTTTTCCGCCAGTTTTTCAAAGATGTTATTACCCATAAATACGTTTTGAGGATCCTATGTATTCAACCACCATTTACTTATATCAACAAATCATTCGGGTATTATTGATTGACACCAGTGGTGG